ACTTTACAGCATCCCGCCGTTGACCGATGATTCCGCACTAAGACTAATCATCTTTCCCTTACTGAGTTACCCCCAATCCACGGTCTCAGTCCTGCTACACATGTTCATGTAGCACCCTTGTAAAGAAGTTGCTATTCTGTAGCCAACTTCTTAAAGTAGTCCATCGCATCATCATCTGAACTCTCTCCTACAGATGCTTCTGCTGATGGTACTACAGGTTCTTCGGCAGTAGCTTCAGTTACAGTGTTAGACCATTGCACTTCTCCGAGGTCTTCTGCTACTGATTCTGCTGTCGATGTAGACACGCCACCTGTTAGACCAAGTACTCTGTCGAGTTTTGTTTTTAACTCTTCATATGACTTGAACTCATTAGGTGAAATGATCTCTGTTAACGAATTAAGCGAAGTATATATATCATTCAGCTTGTTTTCGTCTTCAAAAAGTGCAGCTTGTGTATCAAACTCTGACTTGTCGTAGTTCCAATAACCATCAACTTTTCTGATTTTGATTTTAAAGTTTGCACCTTCTGATCTAAGATCAAACGGATTGATAGGCGCTTCGTCCTCAAAAGCAGGACTAATTGCCTCTTTCAACATTTCAAAGATTTTCTTACCGTATCTATACATGAAGACTTTACCTTCATTTTCTGGATTCTTTGGATCAGAAACAACATAGATGTTAGAAACATAGTGAAGTCTTCGCTTCTGTTTTCTAGCCTGTTCTTTATTTGCTTCGATGCCTGTGTTCCAGAGTTGAGTGTTATACTCAGACACAGGGTCTTTTTTGCCGATAGTGGTCAAAGATTTCTCAATGTACCAACCACCAGGTCCTTGAAAACCATGATCAAAGTAAGATACCCATGGCATCTCCTCTTCACTTGGTGTTGGAAGGAATCTAACTACAGCGTAACCATTACCACTCTTATCGAGTTCTGGTTTCCAGTAATTATCTTCGTAGGTTTTTTTCTCACCTTGGGAAGGTGATGCAGACTCCATAGCCTGTCTTAGTTTATCTAATGTCGACATTGTATTCTCCTATTGTATTAACATTGTATCGCATTTTATCTTTAGTTATCAAAAAAGGGCCTTTCTTGATTCACTTGGTCGTCAGCGAAACCTATCCCTAACAACCATTCTCTATTATTTATATAATAGGGAAGTTCATTATAATCTATTAGTTCTCTCTCGTCTAGTGACTTTTTCCAATATACCTTAACATCTGAAAAGTGTTTTAACAGAGCTATGAACTGACTTCTTTGTGCATCGTACACTCTCATTTGCTTAGTGTAATAAGGTTCATAATTCTTTGAACCCTCATATACATTACCAACACTGTCTTGACTTGGGTCTAATGCATCAAATCCTGCAAGTTCTACTTCTTTTCTACCAGACTCACAAGCATATCCTAATGCTACCATTCCAGTAAAGAGATTCCTGAGCAGCAAATTATTATACATAATTATGTTGCCGCTGTGAGCTGGATTATATCCTAGGAGATCGGCATAGGATTGATTGCCTTGTACACAAAATAATGTATCTTCTGGATGTCGAAACTCTCTTATTTGGTCATGCGACTCGGCAAATCCAAACTTGATCATATCCCACATACTCATATCTAACCATTCGAAACCACCCATAAACAATTTGTTATTATAGTAATACTTCTGTTCGTGAATGATCTCAGCCTGCATATCAATATCACCTGCAAATAATAAATCAGGTGTTGCATCTGTATAAATTCTATTACAACCCCACCATTCACCGATCTCATTCAGATCGTATTTCAATCTACTCGGGCCGTTACCAACTATTGTAAGCATAATTCTTTTAATTGATTAGCATATTGTTTTATATCGTATGACATAAAACCTTTATACTTTGTTATTTTATTCATGAGTTCAGGATAGATTAATGTATCTTGTATCTGATCATTCCATCTATCAGTGACATTGGTGATCTCCAAGATCATAACAAGTGTCTCTACAGATATTCTCTTACCCATGTACTCTTTTAAAAGATGAGGATACTGACCATTCTGTGGTGAGATTACTTCTTTGATACCTTTCTTTTTAAGTAGATGATTAACATCTTGTCTGAATTGATAATTCAATTTCTGTTGGCGTTTCTTCCATTCAGTGTAGCGTTTATGTGCTTCATTCTCTAGAAGATCACCAACCCAATAATCTTTATCTACAAGGTTAGCAACAAAGAAGTCTCTTAACTCATCTTTATATTTACGAGAAAGTTTTGCAAAGTGAAACTTATCTTTTCGTTTCATGTACGCCTGTAGCGTAGCATCTACTTTGCCATTGTACTTGAAGAAGTCATAACTCTCTGTATGAAAGTGTAACTTGATTCCAAGATACAAAAGATATGCATCAAATCCTTCTCGACTTGACATTACTTGACTAACTTTGGTTTAGTCGTAATGATACTTGATGTTGCATCTTGCCATGCAGTTGCAACTTTATCGTTTGTTGGTGTAACAAAGATATATTGATCGAATGTAATCTCTTTTGGATTTTGATCACCTGTTACTGCAACCCCTTGAGCAAATCCCATTTCTCCTGTTTCTTGATTCTGTAGAATCATTCTAGGGTTTTCTAATACTAGACCATGACGGTCATCTACGAACTTACCGACATACTCGCCTGACATAGCGATTACGGTTACGATATCACCTTTTTCCATACTTTACTCCGTTTTAGCAAAGAAACTTGATAGACTTGCTCTCGATGAATCTTCTCTATTGATCATCTTCAACGATTCTGCTTCTGCTTCGAGTTTCTCTTTGAGAGGTGTACTTAACAATCGTTTAGCACCCTCAGGTTCGATTCCATTATTTTCACAAATCTTTAAGATCGCACTAATCACATCTGCTTTACCAGACATACACAATCTTTCCACTTGTTCTGTAAACTCTTTTTTACTGATCATATTTTATATAAATTTCTATATTGTTGTCGAAGATCATACAACTTCTCCACATAATCCTGTGGGTCAGCAGTAAAGAGTTGGAAATGTCCATCTTCCATTGCGACTAAAGCTGTAACTTCTTCGATAGGGTGACCTGTCAACTCTTCGACCATAACAGCATATGCTGTCATCTGATAATACCAAGGTATTGCCATGTAGTCTTCTTTAAACTTACTTGATGTCTTGAAGTCAATGATTGATAAAATGCCGTCAAACATTCCAATACAATCGACTCGACCTGCCATCTTTAAGTTCTCAGAATACATTGGTGCTTCGAGAGCGATAGGTACAATTTCATCTAGCACAGGTTGAATACCTTTGAACTGTGCCTCCTGCATGACATCTTCAAACTCAATGTAGTCTTTTTCTTTGCGAAGATAATCTTCAACAAGTGAATGAAACTTTGTGCCTCGTCTTGCAGCTCGTGAAGATACTTTGTTTGCTTTCTCTTCACCTACTCGTTCACGCCATAATTTAATCTGATCTCTAGTTAGCAAAGATGTTACAGTTGTAACTGAAGGATATCTCTCACCTTTCTTATCAACATAATATCTTTTGCCATCTTCTTGTACAGTATCTAAATGGATATGTTCGAGTTCGTGCAACTCAAGTAACTGAGTTTTCAATTTAGTCATAGGGTCTATTTTATATCTTGATTGTGCCTTTGTCAATGTGCTTCTTGATAACTTGTTTGGTCTTAATGTCTTTGATTGTTTTGTTGCCGTGTGTATCTGCAAGTGTCGAACCTGGGTGTGCTTCTGCTACTTTTGAAAGGACTTCATTGAATCCAGACTTCGCCATTTTACCTTGCATACCGTGGCTTGATATGAAGCCAGATGTAGTGACTTGTTGTTTTAGATGAGGATTATCCTCTTTGAATTGATCGAGTTCTTTCCAAGACATGGTGTACTCTTTCACTTCACCTGTCTCAGTATTTAAAAAATCATATCTAGGCATTTTTTAATTGTTCTTCTACTAGTTCTTTTACTTTCTTTTCTTTGTACCATAGACCACTATACATTTGTGTATGATCTGGCCATTCTACAATATATCGTTTGTAACCAAATGGTCTATCATAAAAGATTCTAACATCACCGTATGATTCTACTAAAACTCTCATGCTCCTTTATAACCCTCCCACCAATCTGGTGCTTGTCTTTTCCATTCCCACTTAGCAAATGGTTTTGCTTCGTGGTAGTAATTACGATATGCCTTGACAGCATCACCGTCTACTTTACATTGTGGGTAATGATTCATCGCCTGTGCGAATTCAGTTAGACCGATATCTGGTATATTTAGGGGTGGGTTTTTAAGTAGTTCACCGAGTAACTTGATAGTGGCATGTTCTTTACCTCTACGATATTCGTACTCTCGCCCCATTGCCATGAAATGTTCATAGTGCCATTGATAGTTTGATTTAGATTCCATTGTCCATGTGGTACATGGGTGAAACTTGTGGACAGCAAGGTAGTATAAGTTGTCACGATTGTCTCCGAATGAGTAGTAAGTTTGAATTGTTTTGCCTGATTTTGATGGTCGTTTCTCTGGTGTTCCATC